CAATCTGATCCTGTGGCGCATGCCCTGGATTTACTGAATCCCCGCGAGCGGCGATACGTGTTGCAAGTCACACTAGGCAGGTTATCCAAGGCCGCAGCCGCCAATGATGCAGGTTATAAGAGTGCTCCGCATGGACAAGTCGTACAAACAGCCGTTGCCATCATCCAAAAGGAGATGGCAAAAGTTCTTAGCATTGATCTCGATTTTGTACAACGGGGCATCTTCGATGCTGTCGAGATGGCTCGCTCGCAAGGGGAACCCATGACAATGATCGCGGGTTATCGCGAAATGGGTAAGCTATCCGGGTTATATATAGAGAAAAAAGAGATAGATGTAAATGTAAGGTACCTTACCCAAGAGCAGTTGCAGGAGTTACCCGAGAGGGAGCTTAATGCGTTGATCGAAAAGGCTGATGCGATTGATTTAGAGCAAAATGAGCATGGTGAGTTTGTCGTACCATGATGGAATGCCATGAGATTATCGGAAAAGAGACATAAATTTCGGCGTATGAAACGTATCTTAATTGCATACGGCGAATTGCTTGATTTTAATGTGGTGGAGGACCAGGGAAAGCGGTGTGAAAACTGCCCGAACACACACCCCCGATCCACACACAAGGCAGGATTGGCTATTGACCTTATTCTGTATGACGATGACTGGCAACCTATGTGGAACGAGACAAACTATGCCAGGCTCCATGATTTTTGGGATTTCATTGGTGGATCGGAACGGATCGAAAACGATATGAATCACTTTTCACTGGAACATGAAGGAGTTCGATAGTGGATTGTCCAGATGACATTACTTTCAAACAACAAGAATATGGCAGTTTACATTTGGTGACGATGTACCGTTTCGGCACCGAGATCAAGTCATGCAAAATTACCCCCCGCGATGATCAAACCGACGAACAGGCAATACAGCACGCCAAGGATGTTTTACTGTACTGGTACGACCGCAAAGGAATTGAGGAGCTAAGTAGATGATGATAGTTAGGATGCGTGGGTGGGAGGAACTCGTGAAAACTTTATACGTTTTACTATTCATAGTCAGTTTGCTTTGGATAGGAGCCTTTGTCAGCACCCTGATCGCACATGATGGACAGATGTTCAAAAACAAGTCGTATGCGTTTAAGAATCATGCTGATCAATTCAGTTTATCCATGAACAATGAAAATGTGATTGGGATCAATCGGAACGGGACAAGTATATTTCAAATGAAAAATTGGTGTGAATTAAAACCGCCTCACACTAACTAATGACTGAGGCCATCACCGACATACGCGAGGCGACCCTTGGCCCCGGTCAACACCTAGATAAAGAAGGCGGTCATCAACATGACCCCTTTGCTGATGAGAGTTTTTTACCCGCCGATTCTGGCCTACTGATCGATCCGGATGGTCAGTACGACGAACAGATATCAATAAAACTCAAAGGCGAGTTGGCCAAGCGTGAAAAGTGCCGGCGTGATCTGATTACATTCTGTGAACGATTTGCTCAATTAATCAGCGGCGAGCCCTACCTGGCTGGTTGGGTGCATCGTGACATTGCCAAACGGGCCATGAAATTCATGCTGGCAGTGGAACGCAAGGAGCGTCCTCGCTTAATGCTGTTGATGCCGCCTCGTCATGGAAAAAGCTTACTTATAAGTATCTTGTTCTTCGCCTGGATCCTTGGACACCATCCGGAGTGGAAACTATTTAACGTAGGCTACAATGAAGATTTGCCGGTCGAATTCTCCAAAGCTGTACGCGATATCCTGTCCAGCAAAGCTTATCAATTGGTATTTCCTAAGACCCGCATAGCACAGGGCGACCGCTCGGCCAGTGATTGGGCCACTTCCGGCCGTGGCGGCATGCGGGCAGCGGGCATGGCCGGTGGTATCACCGGTCATGGCGCTAACGTCATGGGCATTGATGATCCGCTCAAAGGAGCGGAAGAAGCTGATAGCCAGGCCGCGAGAGACAAATTATTCGATGGATTCATTGCCAACGTGCGGACCCGTATTCAACCCGGCGGCGGGGTACTGGTGATCCAAACTTGGTGGAATGACGATGACCTGGCGGGACGTTTGCAAAAGCTCAACGACATAGAAGATGAAATGTCTCAATATCGTGATCGCTACGAAATTATCTCTTATCCAGCTACGACAGAGTATGACGAATACGAGTATTATGATAACCAGACAGATGAAATCGTTCGGATAAGATTATCCGAAGAAGAAGACATGGAAGTTCCGTGGACAGAGGAGGAAACGGATGACCTCGATTTTACTCTGATCCGCGGCCCTAATGAAGCTCTGCATGAGGAGCGTTACAGTTACCGCGAACTGATGGCGATAAAAGCCGATGTAACGGATCGGGTTTGGGCTGCTTTATACCAACAAAATCCGGTTCCCGACAGCGGTATTTTCTTCGAAAAACAATATTTACACTTCGTTCCTTCCCTGCCTGATCCAGAAGGTGGCCAGATATGCACCGGCTGGGACTTTGCCATTGGCAAATTGAAACGAAATAATTTTACTTGTGGCTCGACTATTCAGCAGGTTTACAACGGCACCATGTATGTGCGCAATGTGCGCAAGTTCAAAAAGAGCGCCAACGGCATTATCGATGCGATGGTGCATGAAGCTTTGTTCTACCTGAATATGCGCAATCCCCCGGCGTATTACATAGCCGTGGAGAAAGGTCACATTTGGGATTCTATCCATGATTCAGTACGTACCGCATTTGACGAGCATGGTATTCCGATGTCAATCGTTAAGGAGTACACTGCATCTACCGAGAAGGAAGCTCGGGCGGCACCAATGCAAAATAAATTGGAACGTGGACAATGGCGCCTGCCGGAAAAAGCTCGATGGTTACGTATGTACGTATCGGAGCTGATGAAATTCCCAAACGCGAAAGACTTAGATCAGGTAGACTCTTCGGCATGGGCATGTAAACGCTTGTTGGAACTTGGACCCCCGCGCCAGCAGGAAGAAACTCAGGTTCCGGAACGAGATCGTTACAATAAGCATGGCTCCTGGCGAGAACGACTTAATGCGATGCAGAAAACTAATCGTTCCCATATGAGTGCATAAATTTTGGATCAGGGATTATCAATGTTACACACACTCACTAAACTCTCCCCCACTGGCGACCCCGCAAGAGACAACTGGTACCGATACCAATATATGCGCGACCAAGGCCATCGAGAATTCGTTGAGAAGGCTCGTATGTGTGAAGAGTACACCGCCGGTATTCAATGGAACGATCACGACGTTAAAATTCTCAAAGCTTCTGGACGACCCTACCTCACCATCAATAAAATCCTATCGACAGTTGATCATCTGGTTGGGGAGCAGTTGTATAACCGCTCGTCAATTGGATTCCGACCCGCTCGCGGCATGGCGAACGCCTCCGTGGCGGACGCGCTAACCAAAACTCATTTGAATATTGCTCATACCAACAGATTATCGTGGGCGCGTACCGATGTATTTGCAGACGGCATCGTGACCGGGCGTGGTTTTTATGATATCCGGATCGACATGAACTCAAATTTCATGGGTGATATCAAGATAAAACGTGAAGAACCGGAACTGGTGATGCTTGATCCGGATGCTTCACAATACGATCCGTCTACATGGTCTGATGTGGGTAAATCAGCCTGGGTAAGTATTTCTGAAATCGAGGCGCTATACGGCAAAGCCAAAGCAAAAGAATTGGCTCCGATGGAACCTGGCTATGCCCCCTATGATTTTTCAGATGATGATTTTGTGCGCGACGGAACTTTTGCCAGTGCCGCCAAAGGGCGTAATCATTCGCATTCCGTTAGTCAAACTTATTTCCCCTATGGAGTACAAAAATTCTTCCGCCTGTTCGAACGCCAATTCCATCAATTGGTTCGCTCGCAGGTTTTCGTCGATACAATACATGGAGAAATCGTACCGGTACCGGAAGTCTGGACCGACGATCGGATTGGTTTCTTTATGGAACAGAATCCGCAAATCCACATCATGCGCAAAATGGTACGCAAGATTCGCTGGGTTGTAACCTCGGGACCAGTCACTTTGCACGATAGCTGGTCTCCTTATCCGAATTTCACCATCGTTCCATTCTTCCCCCATTTCAGACAAGGCCGTACTCATGGAGTAGTTGAGCATCTGATCGGGCCGCAGGAAGCATTCAACAAATCGCGCAGCCAGGAATTACATGTCATTAACACTTCAGCTAATTCTGGCTGGATTACCCAAGATAACAATCTGGTCAACATGACCGAGACTCAACTGGAGAACCAGGGCGCACAGACCGGACTGGTAATAGTGGTCAAAGATGTAAGCCAGATTGAGAAGATTAAGCCCAATCAAATTCCTACCGGGTTGGATCGGGCCAGTTACAAGTCTGAAGAAGACATGAAGAATATTGCGGGAGTCAGTGATGCTCAAACCGGATTTGCCCGTGAAGACGTATCAGGTAAAGCACTTAAAGCGAATCAGTCTGCAGGTTCCACCAGTTTCGCTCCTCTGTTCGACAACCTCGCACGTACCGATAATTTACTCGGGCATCGATCTCTCAATCTCATCCAGACTTTCTATACTGAGCCCCGCTTGATGCACATCATTGGTATCAAGCCGGGCCAGCAAGACGAGGTAATGATCGTCAATGAAGTAAATGAAGCCGGGGAAATTCTCAACGATCTGTCTTTGGGTGAATATGAAGTAGTAGTCACTAACGAGCCAGATCGGGACACTTACGAAGAGTCGCAATTCGATCACGCCATGGAAATGCGTAAAGACCTGGGCATTGAAATTCCGGATGAATTCATGATTCGGGTTTCCAAATTGCGTGATAAGGAAGAATTACTCACTGTCATGAATCCATCGGATCCAGAGCAGGAGCAGTTTGACAAAGAGATGGCCAATGCAACCGCCGTTGCCGAATTGGAAAAATCTCGTGCAGAAGCACAGAACAAGAAAGCAGATGCATTGTTGAAATCAGTGCGTGCTGCCAGTGAAAAG